CTGTATTGTCAGAGAAGACGCCGGGAAAGACCTTGCGGATGGAAACCCGGCCGGTCACCCGGTCTTCAGAACTGATGTCGTCAAAAACGTTGTTCAGCTCGCCGTCAATCACCTCATTAGGCGACATGGCGCCGCCGCCGTCTGGCGTGTCGCGCAGGCGCTGCGGCTTGAAGATTTTCAGGTCAGTTGTGGAAATTGCCAATTCGGGATCCTCTTACAGAATCATCAGGCGGATGGTCAGGTTGTAGATGTCGTCCGGGTGCGGCGGTGATCTGAACTGCAAGGGTGCTGCATCCACCGGCTGCCCGTCGCTATGCCGGAAGCGGCAAGTGTGCTTGGTCACGCCATCTGGCTCGGTCACCTCAAACACCTGGTTGTCCACGTCATCGCGCAGCGCCTCAAGCGCCAGCACGGTGGCGTAGGTCACGAAAACGCCGCGATGCGATGTCTCAATTGTCAACGGCCGGCCGGCGGTCTGCGTCGATCGCTGGACAATCACGCCGCCAGCCAGCGACAGATCTTCTGCCTGCTTGGTTGGAGACCAGCGGCTGCGGTCAATCCATTCCAGGTCACCTGGCACCACCACGTCATCAATCAGCCAATCTGTCATGCGCGCGTGCCGTCCCGTTGAATGATGTTGAGCACCACGTCCGCGGCGCGCTCGCCAATGGCCTGTATGTCGGCCTGGCTGAACTCGCGCTCGCCATTACGGCCCACGGCCGATTGCAGGGTGATGTTGATTTCGTGGCGCTGTTCGCGGGTGGTGCTGCCGCGCTCAATTCCGGACAGCTCTTCAATCTCGCGGCGCTCTTCGTCACGGTCCTGTTTGCGCTGCCGTGCCTGCCGCTCTTCTTCGCGGGCAATGTCCTGCTGCAGGCGCATGTATTCGCGTATTTCTTTCACGCGCTCGTCATCACCCGCCAGCTGCGCCAGCTTCAGCTGCGCGTCCAGGGCCTGCCGTTCTTCGCGCTCGCGCTCGCGCACCAGAGCCTCGGTTTCGCCCCGAAGCTCCATCAACTCGTGTTTCAGGTTGCGATTGGCCTCCGCGAAATTGTTTGTGACAGAAACCCCGGCACCCATCAGGCTATTCAACCGGGACTGCTCGGCCGTTACCCGCTCCTGCACCACGTGCGCGGACTCCAACGCACGCTTGAAGTGATTGGCATAGCTCGCCGTGCCCCCGCCCTTCCACTCCTGCAGGCGGGCATTGAATTCCGCCTGAGCCTCCGCGCCCATCTCGATGTAGGCGCCGGTTTCGCGGAAGCGCCGGCCAACCCGACGCACCGCTTCGCCCATTTCCTCCGTCGAATCTGCTGCATCTTTCTGCGCAGCGGCGGCGTCCTTGGCTGCACCCTCAAGCTTGACGACCTCGCCATCGACCGTGCCGAAGTACTCGGCAGTTTGGCGGGCCTTTTCACCAGCAGCGGCGACAGAATCACCCAGGTCGTCGGCAGAATCTGCTGCACGTCCAAGCGATTCGTCCAACCCGTCGGTCGTCATGCCCAGCTGCTCGGCAGTCAGGCCGGCTTCCAAGAGCTGCAGCTTGAGCTGATTCAGGCTGTCGTCGGCCTTGTCGGCCGATTCGGTAATTTCCTCGTCGATCGCTGCGGCGGTTTCGCGGGATTTTTCCCGCGTGGTTTCGGTCAGCCTGTCCCAGCCGTCGCTGATATTGTCCACGGCGTTGTTGACGCCTTCGGCAAAACCTTCGGCCGACTCCTTGAACGAATCGCGCACCAGCTTGATTTCGTCGGCCATTTCGCGCGCGGCCTTGCGAAATCCGATGCCGAAGCGGCCCCACAAGCGCAGCAGCCCTTCGATCTCGTGCGCCACCTGCTCGACCAGCAGACTGACTGCCACGCCGGCCGCATTCCAGACCGCCGAAATTGTGCCAGCAGCAACTTGCAGAGCACCAATGGTCTTTCTGGTGCCAGCGGCAAAGCCTTCAACGCTGGTGCTGAATTCAGCGATCTTTTCGCGGGCCGTGTCCGCCAGCTCGCGAATCTTGTTCGAGACTTCATCAAAGTCGACCGATTTGACGAAATCCTCAACCGTTTGCCGGGCGGTCTGGAAGGTGTCGACCAGCAGCCCCTTGAGAGCTGCCATAGTGTCGGACTTGGTGAAATTCCGAATGCCTTCGGCCAGATCCTGAACCGAGCCGGTCAGCTCATCGGTCAGGTCCTTGGTCAGCTCGATCTTGGCATCTGACAGCGCCGAATTGAGCGCGCGCAGCGCGCCCGGAAGGTTGTCCTCCATTGCCTGGGCAGCATCACGCGATGCGCCATCAATGTCGTGCAGATCACCGGTCAGCTCGCGTATGCCGGCGGTGCCGCTGGATACCAGCGCCTGGATAGCAGGGCTGGCCTGGCGGCCCAGCGCCAGGATCGCGGCATTTGCGTCATCGCCGCGCTTTTCCAGCTCGGCAAGCACTTCAACAAAATTGGTGCTTTCGATGCCCAGCGCGTCCAGTTCGCGGCGGAACTTGCTAGTGGGGTCGGACAGCTGGATCAGTGCGTTCTTCAGCGCTGTCCCGCCACGCTCACCACGGAAACCGACATCCGCCAGCTTGCCAATGACGGCCGTGGTGGTCTCGATGTCCAGGTTGGCTTGCTTGGCCAGCGGTCCTGCCTGGCTGAGCGCCCCCGCCAGCTCACGCACAGACTGAGCGGATGACTGCGCGCCGCGAGTGAATACATCAGCCACCCGGCCGGATTCGCTCGCCGCCAAGTCAAACTGGTTGAGCGTGGTGATGACCTGCTGCGCGGATTCGGCAACGGACTGGTTGTTCCCGGCCGCCAGATCAAGGACGGGATTCAGCGTCGCAATGGAATCCTTGACGCTCTGCCCGCCACGGGCCAGCTCTTCCAGACCCTGCCCGGCTTCGGCGGCCGTGAATCGAGTGGTAGCGCCAGCATCCCGCGCGGCTGTCTCAAGCTCTCTCAGCTCGTCTGCGCTGGCGCGTGTCAGCCCGCCAAGAATAGATAGCTGCTCGCCAAACTCGCCGGCTTCCTGAATTGCGCTGCGCAGAAAGCGCGCACCCAGAAGGGTGCTCAAGCCGGTCAACAGCCCGGTGACCAAGCCGATGGGTTTTGCCAGGCCGGCGATGTTCTGGCCCAGGCGCTTGAATCCGCTGGATGCCTGGTCGCGCAGCCGGACGACTATATTGGCTTCTTTCTTCGCCACGCTTCAGCGCCCCAGCAGGTGTTTGAGATTGCGGCTCAGCTCGCTGCTGAACCGGTCGTGGGCCGTGGTGGCCAGCATTTCGTGAATTTCGGTGGTGTCGAACATGTCGGCAACGGATGGGCCTTTCAGCGCGCGGATTTTGCGCACCAGCCGCCCGGCGTTTGCGCCGGTGTGCGGGCGGTGTCTGGGCAGCAGCGCACCACCCTTGCCGTAGCGGGTGAATACCTGCCGGCCACCACCCAGGCCCTGGGCAATGAAGGCATGGCGGATGACCTTGCGGCCGCCGAGCTTGACCGCCACGCTGACACCGGCTTTCGTTTGCCTCGCCGGCCCGCCGCGGCTGCTGAAATTGAGCAGCCCGATGGGATGCGGACGGCCGATGATGCGGAATGAAAAGCTGTTGTAGTTGGCGCGGGTGAGCACCGTGTCTTTCTTGAGCCGACCGGCCTTGACGTTGTACGTCTCGCGTATGTGCTTGCTGGTGGCTGCCCGTGCGCCCGTGCGAGTGCGAGACAGCGCCCTCCGCATGGATTTCTTCAGCTCACGCGGGGCGGTGATGCCAAAGACGCGCTCGAGCTGCTGGATCTCGCTGCTGTCCAGCGAGATCGCATCCTTGTCAGCCATTGGTAGTCAGATCAGGTGCGCGGCTGGCGCTGTTGTTCCATCAGCCGCCGTGCGCGGCGAATCAAGCCGGCTGCCTTGCGCGGGCTGTAGTTGATGGCGCGCGCCAGCAGCACCGCCTCGTCCCTTGTCCACGGGCCGTACATCCACAATGATTCACGCACCGCCCGCCGCTGCCGAACCCGCCAGCGCTGTATTTTCATACGCAACCGGCGGATCATTTCTCAGCCGGTGGCGTGGATGCGGGAACGTCCAGCGTTTCTTCCGCTGCCGGCTTTGCAGCCGGCCGGCGGCGCGGGGCGGCAATCACCCCGCGCTTTGCCAGCCAGTCGGCCCGCTGCTTGTCCACGTCGATCTTGTCACCGGGCGAAAGCAATTCGCCCTGGTGAACATGTGGTTTTTTGATCGTGACAATTGCCATCAGTCGTCCACAATCTCGATTTCGCGGAATGTGAACGGGCCGTCCTCGCCAGTGGGCGTAATCACCCGGCCCTCAAGCGCGGCTTCGATGAAACCTTCAGGCAGCATCAGGTTGACAGCCTCCGACGGGCGGAAACGGACATCATGGACAACCAGCTCACCCCGCCGGCCGGTCACGCGGTCTTCCATGTCGCCATAGATGCGGCAGCGCACGTCGCCAACGGTCTGGCCGGTGATCTTGAAGCCGGTCAGCTTCTTGTGACCGTAATCGACCTGCACCTCGTCGCCGTCGTCAATGCCGCCGCCAGCAATCGCCATGATGAAGCCGGTGCGCCGATCGACCTTGTAGTCTGTGTCCTTGACGTATGTGTCACCACCGCCGGATTCTTCGACTGAAAAACCGTCGGCTTCGATGTTGACATTTTCAAGCTTGCTCCATCGGCCGTGATACAGCGTGATCTTTTCCTTGGTCACTGTATCCGTGTCGATGTCGACATCCACCGCATCACCCAGCAGGGCAGCGGCCAGGATTTCGGGCAGCATCTCGTCTGTGGTCAGGCTCATGGTTGTTGCACCAGTCGCCTGGCTGTAGCTGTCCAGCGTCTGGCCGTCTGTCACCCGCTTGCGACTGATCCGGTCTTGCGACTCGGATTCAGCCGGGGTGAAACTCAGATCGTCGACGTTGAGAATTTCCGGCAGGTAGCCGGTAAATTCGCCGTCTTTGATGAAGCCGATGTAAATATCGCCCTTGAAACTTCTACCGCTCATGTCGTGGTCCTCGATTTCTTTAATCAGTCAGTCGTCGTCAGTGACCCATGGGCGGGTCAAATCTTCGGCGTAGGTGATGGACAGCGCCACCTCCACGCCCACATATTCAGCACCGTGCGCCGGCACCAGGCCGGACGCAGCAGCAAGCTTGATGGAGCTGATGCCGCAGTCTTTGAAGTAGCGGCGGTCTTCCAGGCGGCTGAACAGAGCCCGGGTGATGTCTGCGCGCAGCTTTTCGGCCAGCTCGAACCAGTCGGCCCGGTCTTTCATGGGCGCAAAACCGAAGATGCTGACGTCTTGCTGGTGCATGACGGCCTGCGCGCCGCTCAAGACGTTGCCGGCATCGGCAATGGGCTCAGATCCGCCCAGCATGAGCACCAGCCCGGTGGTGTGCCGCATCTGCCCCTGCTGTCCGTCGTCAAACTTCTGCAGTGGGTCGGCTTCGGTATCCACCAGGATGGTGCGCCGGCCGGCGTCTGTCTGGTATCCGTCGCTGGTCTTGATGGCCTCGAGCCGCTTCTGAATTCGGTCGATGATGCGCATCAGGCGGGTCATGTGCTCACCATCTTGTAGGCTTCGGCCGACACCAGGGCGGGGTCGGTCGATTCCAGGCGGCGGCCGATCTTCCAGACCTGGCCGGCAATTTCCACGGTGGCACCCTGAACCGGAACCACCTCGGAAGTCTTGAACGTCAGGATTGCGCCGTGCTGGGTGACCATTCCGGTGAGCTCACCTTCCAGATCATCGACTGCTACCCACACTTTCTTTTCATCACTGCCGAGCTTGTAGCTGCAGTCCGAGTGGATGTTGAGCCCTTCCAGCGCGGCAAACACCGTGCTGGTGAGGGCATCCAGATCAAGCATCCTTTTTATCGCTGTCTTTGTCGGCCTTCTTTCCGGCCTTTTTGCCGCCCTTCTTGCCAGACGTCTTGCCCGACTCTGCTTCCTTTTCGGCCTTGGTCTTTGCGGCTGCGGCCTTCTTCTTGGCGGCGGCTGCGGCCTTCCTGGCTGCTGCAGCGGCTTCGGCCTGCTGTACCAGCGGGTCGTCTTTCGCGCGGCGGATGATGCGCCCGTTGTGGACGCGGGGGTAGGACTGGCTCATGATTGACGCCTCCGTCATTCAGCTGTGTTGGTGGTGCGGGTGACGTTGACCGGGGTCAGCTTCACTCGCACCGTGGGGTCGGACTCATCAGCAGGCTTCATTGCCAAGGCACAACCGATCAGCACATCACCGTCCGGCTCTGCGCCATGCGGATAGAATTCGCTGTCATCAATCAGCCAGACAAGGCTTTCGCCGGTGGCTATCGATTCACCGTCTGTCTTGGGCAGATCAAACCCGCCCTCGACGGCCAGCGTTCCGGATTCGCCGGTCTTGATGTCGGTTACAGCCACGGCCAGGCAGTTTTCCAGCGCCACCGGATCGCCGGATGAGACATCCGGCCCGGGGTTTTCCCATTCCAGCGTGGCGCCCATTGAGTGCGCGTTTTTCATATCAACTGCCTCGCTTGACGTTGCCGGGTGTCAGTTTGACCTTGCACACCTCCTCGTCATTCGCCGAGGCCTGCAGGGCAATGGCCGCGCCGGTCAGGTCGTCAGAGTGGCTGGCTGCGCTGGTGGTGAAGCGGTCGTTCTGGCTGTCCCACACCAGGGCCTGACCAATGACGGTGGTGTCGCCCTCTTTGATGGGTAGGTCAAACGCGCCTTCAATGCGCAGCGCGCCTTCTTCGTTCTTGTCAATATCGGTCACGGCCACGGCCAGACAATTGGGCAAAGTGACTGCTTCACCCGACTTGACCAGATCGCCCGTGTCGTTCGTCCAGGTGATCACATCACCTCGCTGTACGTAATTCTTCATATCTCAATCCTCTTGCGGTGAGAAGGCCCGGCGGAAGCCCGCCGGGCGCTGGCGGTTGGTCAGGCGGCGGTGTACTTGGTGCGGTGCAGGCCCTTGCGGTCGAGCACCTTGGCGCCGAAGCTGTGCCGGATCTTGAGCTTCAGGCCATCGACGTCGAAGCCCTGCTCGGTGAACAGCTGCGGGCTTTCTTCGCCGCGCAGGTAGGCGTACGCGACCGTGTCGATCAGTGCCGGGTCGGCAAAGGCGTACCAGTAATTGTCACCGGTGACGTCATCCAGCCGCGGCTCGACGATGAGCCGCATCCGGCCGGCCCAGTGGTTCGGGTCTTCGGCGGTGTACTGCGCCGGAGCCGGAATGATGACCTGTTCGGCGTACCCTTCCTGGGCTACCGGCACGATCAGATACTGCGGGCGCAGGTTCAGGTATTTTGTGCCGTCCTTCTGCTTGCGCATGTCGGCACGCACGGCGTTCAGCGCGTCAATGTCAACATTTGTTGCGGTATCGATCTGGTTGCCAGAACCGAATACCGGGCTGCTGTCGCCCATGTCCGGGTTGCTGGTGACCTGCGCCCAGAACAGGTCAGACTCCATGTGGGCAGCCGCTGCGGCGAGCTTGGCCGGAATGCGGGTAAAGGCGCTCATGTCGTCGTTGATCAGCGCCTCGTAGGTCAGCGCCACAATCTTGCCGTACTTGAACACACGGTACGTCTCGCCGCCTTCGGTCAGGTCGCCGTAGGTATACTCGCCGCCTTCGGACACGCTTTCCAGATCGGGCGCGGTTCCCAGGCGAGCGCGGGTAACCTCCTTGAAGTCCGGCAGCACC